CTTTTGTATCGTCTTCTTTTTCTTCAAGAGCCATTCCAATTACAACTTGTACAGCCTTCATCTGCTTCTCATCGAGCGTTTTCAAAATATCTCCGATTGTTTCTTCTTTTTTAGTTTCTTCTGCCACTTTTTCTTCTCCTTTCTCACCATCCGCATGAGATAGTGCTTCTATATTTTCAATGTACTCAGACGATCTTATATATCCCTCTTCTAAAGTGTCTTCACCATGCATAATCACAGACTCAATTAAAGCCCCAGGATTTGCACCAGAGAGAACTAAGCTCAACTCTCGAATGACACCATGAACTACATTGCTGCCATGCTGTTTAAGTTTATTTGCGTATATAGAGAATCTGTTTATGTCTCCATGCTGAACTAGTAACTTTGCGGTCTGTCCCGCATCTGTGTCATTAAAATTCACATATGCATAAACGCCTTCATCTCTATTTTCAAGCAGGGCATGACCGAGCACTTCATCTACGCTATTGTGCTGATGATTCCAAATAACTGGAACTGTTTCTCCATCACATTCTTTAAATGCATTCTTCATAATTACGCGACCATCAGCGCATAGCATATTTGCTTTTGTGGCCCAGCCAGAACAATCGTATGACTTAGTCATTTTGATTTTCCGCCTCCTTTTGAATCACTGAATTATTAGGCTGCTGTAAATGTAACAGCAGTTGTCGTACCATCGTTTGCAATAAGCCCTGTTGTTTTAAGACAAACAGGTCTGTAATAAACATCGGTCATGAATACAACGACACCTTTTTTAAACAACTCTTCAAGATCTGCTTTCATGACTTTATCTGTTTTAGCTTCTTTGTCGTAATACAACGCCTTGGATGAATTTGCATATAATACAGTTGACATTACATATACTTCTTCTGAATTTGCATAAACACGTTCTTTTTTAATCATTATTAAATCCTCCATTTTGATTTTTTCTTGTTTTTTGTTAAAAAAAAAAACTCCAACCTAATATTGGTTAGAGCTTATTCCTCAGTTTCTTTGTGTACGGGTTCTTCAATTGTAGATCTAGGCATGCTGCCAGTTTGATTGATGTTGCTATTAACCAACTGATCAGCTTTAGGATCACTAGAAGGCTTCATTCCTATAATTTGGCGAACCTCGTTGGCCGTTAGTATTTCATTCTGTGTAAATACACCTGCTATTTCGGCTATTTTACTAGTGGGAACAAGTCTGAATGAATCTCTAAAGAATCGAATTGTTTGCTTTTGAGATCGTGCCGTTTTAGTTAAGAACTTTCTTTTCATCTCGTCTACTATTGCAGATACAATGGGCTCAATAGTTCTGGTATAATAATTTAGCATTTCTGTTTCACTGGCAGAGCCATCCAGTATTGCTTGTGTGATTCCTAACTGGCTATATAAAGTACTCGTGAGATACTCCACTTGTTTCATTAAATTATTATCTAAAGATCTATTTAGCTGCACGATCTTCTCTGTTCCATCAATGTAACCTATACCGTATGTGGATCCACGTAATTGATCTTCGAGTTCGCTTCTTCTTCGATCTGCTTCTTTTCTTCGAGCTTCTGATTTAATAACGTATGGTAGCTGTATAATCATGTCCAATTTTCCGCTACTAACTCTCTCATCCACGTTATCAAGTAATGACAACTTACGTATTAATCTCTGCATAGTAGAATTATACTCATTGATAACTGAATATAATGGATTCTCAACTATACCTATCATCTTCTTTTCTACCGTGACTTCCTCTTTTTCTCCAGTATTTTCGTTATATACTCTAACTTTGACGTGTTTCGGATACCATTCGATTATTTTTCCAGTTCGCATCGAGTTTATTTTATATGACTCACTTTCTGCTGGGTCAATATCGGTATCTACTGGAACAATAGCAACGCACCCTTCATCAAGCATCGATATTACGATATCTTGCATAAAAGCTCTTCCGGTCTGATCGATGTTAGCTTCCAAATTCAAGCGATTATTTAATGTAGAATTTATATTTTCTATATATCTACCATTTTCATCTACTCTGCAATGTCTTATGTTAATAGAAGCTACGTCTAATGCTATTCTATTAAAAATAGCATTTACGATCGTCCTTTCATTTCCTCTCGTTAGCCTTGGTCGATCTGGTCTACTAGAATATCCCGGACCTGTATTTCGAAAATCCCATGTCGGATCCCGATTCATAAATGCATTCCAGGAGTGTTTCAGCCTGGTCATAAGATTAATTTCCATTTTGATTTTTGCCTCCTATTTATCTATGTCGCCGTCATACAATCTTTTAAAAATGCGCATAAAAATAACACCTACGCGAGTAGATGTTGCCGTATAAAATGATCTATGCAATCCTTTATAATTCAATTCCCTCAATTACAGCTCGTACTTCCAAGCATCTGAGATATTCGCCCATGTAACGCTTCTGCTCCTGAAGCTTTGAAATCGGACAAGTCGGTGTAAAGTCAAGAACGCCAGCCTCTTTTTTAATCAGCATGTCATGTAATTTATTATATCTGATCTTGGTCTGATGATACTCTGCTTTAAATCTCTCTTTATAATCTTCGCTGTTCATGAGCTCAATAGTATCTTTTAATTCCATTTTTATAATTCCTTTCTTTATTCAAAAGCATCCTTATTTAATTTGTAAGCCACGAAAGCATCCATCATTGCAGCCACACAGTCTATTTTATGTTCACGCTTACGTTTATAAAGTTTCCTGTTTCCATTACTGTCTTCAAGAGTGATGCAGTTTCCCATAGCAAATGCCATGATTTCTTCATCAAATATTAGCAACCGCTCTTCGGATAGCTTTTTTAATTCGCCGAGTGGTACTGATTCTGTTTTAGCACCCTGAATGACTTTCTCAACACCAAAAGGTCCATTCTCCTGTTCCCATCTGCTTACAAAATCTTTTGCGTTATATGGGTCGAATCCAAATGATCTAACATCGTAATCACTATCAATGATGTGCTTATCCAAATCCTCATAAACCTCCATCATATCGAGAATCGCTCCATCGAGAACGATGAGACTTCCTTCTTTCATGAATTCATCATATTTTGTTCGCATAGCGGCTGGAAGTTTTTTCAAAGTCAATGATGAAATATAATTTCTGGTTTTAATTCCAAAAGTTCCATCTGACAGTGGGAATAAGAACGAAAACGAGCAGAAGTCATCCCCC